AAGCTGAAATAGTTTATACTATAGGTACATTTACCGGTGCAGGTGCCGTAATTGGATATATTCCCATTGAAGACAAGTAAATCAAAGTGGATGCATTTAGAGTAATTGAGCTACGGGCTCAGTATGAAGTCTTATCTCAGATTGAAGACATGTTTTCACCAACTTCTAAGCATAGAGTTGCTAAACATGTTGACAAGAAAATGAGAGAGATTATTAAGGAGTTAGAAACTTTTAAAAAACAAGAAAATGCAAAATGAATTTTTACCCTATGACAGGGCTTTAAAACTCAAAGAACTTGGATTTGATGAACCTTGTTTTGCTAGATTTAACAATGATGGTGATTTGTTAATTGCTCACACTGAAAAGTACATTATTGATAATGGTGTTGACAGAAGTGAGTTTTTTACATTGGCACCACTATTCCAACAAGCATTTAGATGGTTTAGAGATGAGCATAATCTAGGACACATGATCAATGGTATTGGGTATGAGTCATTTCTTTTTAACATTGGTGGTCTTGTAACAGTATTTCCAATGTTTAAAACCTATGAAGAAGCAGAACTTGCTTGTCTTGGTAAACTGATTGAGATTGTAGAAATTAAAAAGGAAGGAGGCAAACATTAGTACGGTTAGATTCATAGGCTGTTTACATTTTGGACATGCAGCCATAGCAAAACACAGAAACTGGGATAGTGTAGAAGAACATGACCAGCACCTTATTGAAGAGTGGAATAAAGTAGTAGCTAAAAGAGACACTACCTATATAGTAGGTGATGTTACTATGGAGAAAGCTACACACTACCATAAGCTTAACCAGTTAAATGGTAGGAAGATAGTAGTTCTTGGTAACCATGATAGGCATCAGGATATTAAATTTTTACTACAGTATGTAGACGGTGTTGCCGGAGCTGTAGACTACAAGGGATTTATTATTACTCATGTACCTATTCATCCTAATGAAGTGCAGTTCTACCGGGGAAATATTCATGCACATATCCATCATGTAAATAAACTTGAGGAAGTTGTAGTAAGTAGTGCATACATGGATGAAGGTAGTAAACCGGCTCCAACATTGCACAAGTACTTTAATGTTGATGCCCATTTAATTGGATATCAACCTAAAAGTATTGAAGATTTAAAAGCTTTTAAACCTGAAGGATGAAAACAGCAGTAGAATGGTTATTTGATTGTATACCAACAGATTTATTAACTGATGATTATATACAAGCTATCTTTAAACACGCCAAAGAAATAGAGAAGGAGCAACGCCAAGAAGATACTAACTATGGTTATTCTCAAGGATGGGATGATGGTAATCAGAACAAAGAACCAATGAGACCTGGACTTAAAAAACAAGAACATGAAACTAAACCAAGAAGAACGTAGAGAAGAAATGGGTGGTATTGGTACCGCTTTCTTTTTAAGCTTTATAATCATATGTATTATAGTAGCTGTTATTCAAGCAATCTTTAATATTTTGTAAGATGGAAAATTATCCAAAATGGGTAAACAATCTTGTTTACTTTTTAGCAGGTATTGGTTTTGGTCATATATTATTTAATTACTTCTTATAATGGCTGATATTACATGTTGTCCAGGCACAAATTGTCCTGTGAAAGAAGAATGTTATAGATTTACAGCTCCTAAAAGTGAATATGGTCAGAGCTACTTCTTTGAAGCTCCTGGTAAAACAGTAGATGATAAGTTTACTTGTGAGATGTTTTGGGGAGATAATGCTGAATCTATTTGGAACAACTTAAAAGATATAACAAATGGGAAAGATAATTCTTGAATTTGATTCTATTGAAGAAAAAGATGATGCTAGAGCAGCATTAGATGCTTATCAATGGAAAAATGCTGTTTGGGATCTTGACCAAGAGCTCAGAAAAATTGTTAAGTATGGACAATTTGATGGAAAAGAAGCTACTTTGGAACAAGTTGAAGCAGCTGATAAACTTAGACAAAAGCTGAGAGGCATATTAGAAGAATATAGTTTAAATCTAGAATAGTATGAGTGTAAATAAGAAAGATTACAGAGTAGTAAAAGTACCATATACTTATAGTACGTATGTTGTACAAAAAAGATTCTTATGGTTCTTTTGGAAGACTGTTAAGAATCGTGCAGGATTTAATATGGAGTATACTTCCAGAAAAGGTGCACAAGCTTATATTAACTTTCTCAAGTGATAATTTCTACATGTGTTAGGAAGGTGCAGCAGATTAAGAGATTATGAGTGTTGTAGAAAAAGTCACTAGAAAAAGTATGATTATTAGACCATCAGGACGGTCAACTGATTATATCAGTCCGTCCTTTGGTCATGGCTGTTTATATAACTGTACTTACTGTTATATGAAGAGACATAAGCCGGAAGGATTATCTGTAGCTAAGAATACTATGGATATCCTGACAGAAATTAATTCCCATGCATTCTTTGCAGATGTGGAGAAGCCAAATCAGACTGGAGATTATATTACATATGATATCAGTTGTAATGAGGACTTTGCTCTACATGCTACATATCATGATTGGGAAACAATCTTTAAGTTCTTTAGAGATCATCCGCTTGCTATGGGTTCATTTGCTACTAAGTATGTAAATAGAGACTTGTTACATTTTAATCCTGAAGGTAAAGTTAGAATTAGATTTAGTCTAATGCCTTATGAATTAAGTGATCCTCTTGAGCCTAATACAAGTAGTATTTATGAAAGAATGCTGGCAGTAACAAAATTCTTAGATGCTGGTTATGAAGTTCACTTAAACTTTAGTCCTGTTATTGTTCATGATAACTGGTTAAAGCATTATGAGGATTTATTTGATAATATTGCCCGTATGGCAGAGCATTATAATTGGGCTGATGATAGAGTTAAAGCTGAGGTAATCTTTTTAACTCATAATGAACAGAAGCATTGGTACAACGTAGCAAATAAATTACCAGGTGAAGAATTCTTATATACCCCTAAAATCCAGGAACAGAAAACCTCCCAGTATGGAGGAGCTAATCTTAGGTATGAACACAGGAGGAAGCAAGACTATATTAGACAGTTTAGAGAACTTCATGATAGAATCTTACCTTGGAACACAATTCGTTACATATTTTGATAGAGAAATGGAAAAGAAAATAACACATGAAATGCTGGAATTATCAGCACAGATTGCAAAAGAACATTATGAATTGACAGATAATGTAGATAGAAACTTAAACTATCTATGGTATATGTACCATAAGGGTAGTAAAGTTGGGACATTCCGTCCTTTTGTATATATGGCAGAGTTACAACTGTTAAAGAGAATGGGCTACATTAATGATACTGAGATAAAGAACATGATTGCAATGTTAGAATCTTCAGATCAAGAGAACCTCCATATGGTTACTCTATCAATTAAGAGCTTTAGAGATCTAAGAATTAAAGAACATGGTGAGTATAGTAAAGTGAATCAAGTCTATTGGAAGATTGCCAAAGACTATCCACATGAGATCCTCAACCATGAAGTATTCATGAAAACAATGTCAACAGCTAATGGCTAATCTAGTTAAAGAACATATTATTGCAGAGATAAGAGAAAGCAATAAAAATATTAAAGAAATGCTTCCACAAACTATAGCAAAATATGTAAAACTGAGATATAAATGCTCACCATACTTAGCTAAGGTAATTGCAAAAGAATTAACAAATGACGGAAAATGATTTAACAAATCTTGGCTTTAACAAAGTGGAGGTCAATGACTTAGAAAGTCAAAATGGGTATGATTATTATTATTATACTTTTGACATATTTAACAATCTTACTTTAATCTCAGTAGATAATGATAGAGTAGAAAATGGAGATTGGTATGTATATAATCTGGATTGGCCTGATCAGTTTAGACTTCAGACAGTGGATCAGGTTCAAGAATTCCTTCATTCTGTAGGTCACTTTTCTTCAAGAGCTTAGCTTTTTCAGAGAGCATAGTAGATAGAATTAAAGTAGAAGCAGATTCCCAAGCTTCATCAATTTCTTGAGATAAAAGATCAAATGGCATAGTAGTCTTTAATACTTCTCCAGTACGGAGATGTATTTTACTACCAGCATCTGGATTTCTTGGATTAACAAAAGATATTCTAGTTATGTGAGTAACATTCAGATGCTCAATGTATGGGCCCTGCTCATCTTGGAATTCTATTGGTAGAAACATTAGACTATTTGGTTACCTTCTATTTTGTAATTGTGAACTTGTACTAAGTTACCATTTCTTTTTAGAATAGCAAATCCATGATTCCATTCATTTATTTCTAAATATTCTGGAGTAAGTTCACATAAGCAACCAAGACTATAACCACGGATAGTTGTAGAGTCTTCAGGACCATACACTCTCTGTGAACTAGAACTTGTTTTGTGAAAGTGATTTATAAGACAGTTAGTCTTAAGTCTCATTAGGGCAGTGCGGGCTGGTACTACACCACCTGCACCGGGGATTTTGTCTCCATGCTCTATAAGGAAGTCTCCAAAGACAACTTTAGATCTAAATGGAATATACTGTACACCGTATTCAGCTACATGTAGAAGTACATCTAGTCTGAATTCATCCATGTCTAATAGTTCTGATGCTTTAACTCTAAGGTATCTTTCAAATCTATTTTCATGGTTACCCGGGATAAAGTAAATAGGAATACCAGGGAATCTAGATCTGCAGTAATCTAAGAATTGTCTACCTGCTTCTATTTCTTGCTTAAAGTGAACCATTCTTGGGTCTTTCTCATGGAAAGACATTTGGTAGAAATCTAACATGTCACCGTTGATAAACAGGGACTCTATGTTTTGTTTCTCCATTTCATCAAATGCTGCTTCTATAGCATCATTATCTTGATATGGTATATGAAGGTCACCAATAACTCCTACTGAGTTGCAACCTGATGGGAATATAAAAGTATCACGCTTAGTTGCATAAGACTCTGGGAGGAATTTTTCTTTCATATTTATGTCAACTTTAAGTTCTTGCTGAAACTGTCTGTTCTGTAAGTGCTTTCTATGTGCTTTACAATATTGACCTCTATAGTATCTAAC